CACGCGCGTCCGCGACGCGGTGAAGGCCGTCCAGGAGGCCGCGAAGTCCGCCAAGCGCGAGGCCCGCGACTCCAAGAAGAAGAAGCGCAAGGACCCGGCGACGATGACGGCGGATGAGCGCAAGGCGTGGGAGGCTCGCCGTGCGAACAACGCCTTCCTGGTCCAGCGCCCGCTGACGCCCGAGCTGTGCAAGTTCATGGGTCTCTCGGAGGGCTCCAAGCGCTCGCAGACGGAGGTCACGAAGTTCATCTCGGAGTACGTGAAGGCCCACGGCTGCTTTGACCCCTCGTTCAAGCGCCGTATCCTCCCCAACGCGGCGCTGGCGAAGCTCCTGCGTGTGGACGACAAGGCCGAGGTCACGTACCTGAACCTCCAGTCGTTCCTCAAGGTCCACTTCGTGAAGCCTGCGACGGCGTAAGTGGTGTGAGGACAATCAATATTAAAAATCAAAAATAAGCCTTTTTAGCTCAGGGGTAGAGCACCCGCTTTGTAAGCGGTAGGTCGGTGGTTCAAATCCACCATGGGGCACACTCGTGCGCCTATCGTCTAGCGGTTAGGATCTGAGGTTTCCAACCTCATGACTGGGGTTCGACTCCCCATGGGCGCAAACCTATTATATGAAAACGAAACCTCGTGTTCATATAATGAAGCGCGCTACTCGTCGTGCGACACGCCGCGGTGGAAACCCGAACAAGGATCGTCCCGCAGTTCCGCCGATTCGTCGTCCTCCGTCGGACTACACCCAGCCAACTGATACGCGTCCGGATTCTCCTGCGGAATATTCGCCCGTTGAACAGTATTCTCCGTCTCCCATGGCCTCTCCTGCCACAGGTTCGCGTCAGGAGAAGTTCGAGCGTGATCTGCGGAATGCGGCCAAGGGCAAGGGGCGTCGTACGCGCCGTACACGCAGGCGTTTTCACAAGCGCCGTTGAATGTAGGTAATGCCTCATATTTGGAATGACGTGTTTGATGGCGTTTACTGCTTGAATCTGACCAACCGCAAGGATCGGTATGAAACCATGGAGAAGCGCTTTGCCTACTTTGATCTGAAGGTCGAGCGAGCTAACGCCTTGCCTGGTTCTACCATTCATGGTCTGTGGTCTCACATCCAAGAAGCCAAGTCGCCGGGTCATCAATACTTTGAGAACTCCAATTATCTGGCCTGTGCTGTGAGTCATCTGAACATCTACGCTCGTGCTCTGGCCAAGGGTCAGAAGAGGATTCTCGTTTTGGAGGATGATGTGCGCATCAACCGCAATAGCGAGGAAATGACGAAGACGTTCTTATCTGAGATTCCTGGTGAGTGGGACATGTTATATTTTGCTTACGTTCCGCTGACCAAGGATCTGACGATGTGGTCCTACAACTGTGTGGATGATAATCGTATCAGTCAGCACGTATCCAAGGCACAGGACCTCTGGAATCTCATGGGAGTTGCTGTCAGTGAACGAATGATGCGCCACATGTTGGACGTCTATGCCAAGACGTTTCCCATGGAGATTGATCGGTACTATGTCAATGTCGTCCAAGAGAGTGGAGACTTCAAGATCTACGCTGCAGTTCCACAGATTATCGCGGGTGAGGACAGTTATTCTGATAACGGGTTTCAGACCTCTCATTGCTTCGCAGCGAAGTCTGTTGATCGTCGTATCGTCGAATACTATGATTATATCTGAGTGGTGATCAGCTCATTCGGCATCTCAAGGTACAGGACCGTACTGAAGAAGGGAGAGAGACGACCATCCAGAACCAGAGCGCGTTGCTTGGAGTTCTCTGTCAGAGTCTTCACAAGTCGCGTCAGAACCTGTCGCTTATCAACGATCGGGTTGACCTTAATCTTACATACGTTACCCTGAAGTCCGCATAGGGTCGACTTCTTGCAGTCTTCTCGCGCTAACTGACCACACGGTGTGCGAACCTTTTTCACAAACTGAATCGGTTCATTCACTGAGTCCCAATATGACTGTGTATTTAACCAGGCAGAGAGATCCTTGTAGAGGGTTTCTGTCGGAGACGCGATCGACGAGCGCAGAGACTCAAACTCATCCATCTGAATATCCTTGGACAGAGAGAACAGCAGGAACTCGAACACTTCGGCAGAGTATGAGATGTCCTTGGCCAGCTTGACATCCTCGACGTTCGGCTCACCGGACACAAGCTCTTCTTCCGTGTGCTTGCGAATCGTCTTTACAACCTCTGTCGTCTTGCCAAGACCGCTCTCAGGACGGAAGGGAGCCCGGAAACCTGAGGTGAGCAGGAACTCAGTATACTCACCGCCGGCCGAGTACATATCGTCAGCCCACTTGAAACCGGGGTTGCGCGTGGTCTTCAGAAACTCTCCTAGGGTCTCACTGGTCGGAAGTTCTTCGTCGGCAATGTCCGCATACCCTGGGCGAACGACCACACCTTCCGGGATCTCCATATTGACAGGGAGAACTGGCAAGACAACCTCCTCGGGAACAAAGATAGCCTGAACACGCTGAAAGGGATCCAGGATAACCTGATAGGTTGACTTGTTGGTTGCTACAAGCTCCTTGATTGCATCTCCGTAGGTCGGCGTGTTCGAGACACAGGACCTGAGGTGAACCTCCTTGAGAGTCGTACGAAGAGGTTCGGGAAACTTGTTCACGTCAACGAGATAATCGAACTTTGATCCTGTCTTGGCTGTACGACGGGTGACCATACCCAGAACATCGTTGTCTAAGAGAACCAGGGTACGAGAGCGAGGACCCAGTCTCTCTTCCCAGAACCCACATAGAACGGTTGAGGTCTCTAGCTTGATGCGCATCACACGAGTATCCAGGATGAGGGCCACATACTCAGTCTCTTCCAGAACACCCAGGGTCTTGTCCTTGTAGGCCCGATCAATACCGTCCACGATACGATCAATCTGCGTATCTCCCTCTCCCGTGCTTGACCAGGTCCGGAAGAAGGAACAGAGCATGATCTTATCCTTCGCATCCTTCGGACTGGGAATGGGACGCTTATCGTTCAGAATGATCGGCAGAGACGTCCGAGGCAGGCCCATACCGATACGGAAGGTCTCTGTCGATCCTGCATTGATACGATTCATCGGAACATTCTTGGCGTAGTCAGTCTTGATGCCTAGACGAGAGATCAGGGTTTCGGGAAGGTAGGATAAGCGCAGTCCGGGGATGTATCCCGAGGTCAGAATGTAGAACTCGTCGGTCTGCTGTTTCGGTGCAAGGACCTCGGTCTTGGGTGAGGGCTTCTTGTAGCAACAGGGCACACGGTTCTTGCTTCGAGACTTGGCCGAGGGTTCCTTCCATCCAGGATACTTGTAGTCAACCTCACGCTTGATCACCGTGTAATCGCGAGGATCCTCCTTTTCTGTGATACGAACCTTGCCATCACAGACTGGACAGTGTTGTCCATCATCCTTGACAATCAACTGATCCTCGTTGAGAGGAATCTCATCCTTCATACACCAGTACGGAGGACAAATCGCAATTGCACCAGGCAGAGGGAGCTTCTTAGAGTCTTCAACATCGGTGTAGTTGTATCCCTCCGGCATCGTTGTGACCTCCTCATCGGTGAGGACAACAACCTGCTTGAGCTTCTCACACTTCTTGGGATACTCGGAATCAAACAACTCAGCATCGTAGGCCTGAGCCCGATTGTTGAAGTAGTTGTAGGTTCCCAGAACACTGGTCCTGACCTTGACCTTGCTCGACTTGGCTGTCGCAGACTCCTTTGGTGCCTCAGCAGGTTCCTCAGTGGGAGGCGCGAGATCATCAATCAGTGCATCGAAGTCATCATCCAGAGTAAATTCAGATACCAGAGTGGGCTCTGAGGTCTGTGCCGTGCCTGAGGTAGCTTCCACAGCCTCCATGCGACGAGGACATACTGAATCCACCTCAGCCCGATCAGAGGTCAGAATATAGCGCAAGAGACTGGCATACTGAACAGCACGATCGAGATTGGAGACAAACTTGATGATCACTTCCTTCGACGAGAAGCTGATGGCTGGGTATCCGTTGATAGCCTTCTCGAAGTTGAAACGCTCATCAGATTCCAGATCCTGAACCTTCGTGATGAGGTCCTGGGCCTCTTCCTCAGACAGACCCAGATCCGACATCAAGACCTCGCGACTTCCGTTGTTCTCCTGTAGAATCTTGTAGGCCTCAATGACTCGCTGAGAGACATCAAAGGGCATGTTGGCACGAAGAAGGCGGAAGGTCTGATCATCATAGCTGAAGACGTCCTTCATACAGGGAAAGCGACGCATATCAAACTCTGAGATCTCCTTGTCGAAGGAGGCCAGAACGGAGAGGTCGTTGATCTCCCACCGTGTCTCATCCAGATCCGTCGTCACCATGAAAGGAATCAGGGCGTCCAGGGTCATCAGCCAGGCCAGCGTTGAGGACTTGAGCTCATCCAGACTCTCCGTCGATTCCTTGCCACGCCAGGTGGATACCGTGATATCCTTCGGAGTAATCGCAATACGATCGAAGGAGTTCCGAGCTGTTCCGCGATAAAGCAAAAGAGTCGGCAGACGACGCTGAGGCTGGGTGTTATTCGACCAGGCCTTCCACATGGCCACATCCACAAAGGGCTCCTTCTTCTTCGGATCCTCCACGAAGAACTTGTGCCGGGTCGTCTCCTGCTTGGCTGTGAAGTAGCTGATCACCGGTGTTTCCTTGGAGACCGTCATTCCGTAGAAGATCTGCTCGAAACGTGTACGAGGTGCTGTGAACCTGGTTGAGATCAGAGGAAGGTACCACTTGGCTCGAAGAATCGAAATACCAGACGGCTTCGGTGCCTTCAGGGCCAGAAGCTTGCTGAGCCGATCATGAGATGCCGTGATCGAACTGCGCAGATTGTTGATATCACGAGGCGTCGTCGATTGAAAAAAGGGGAAGTAGACCTGCTTCATGGACTCAGTGGCGTCGTCCGTCATCTCAGTTGCTCGAAAGGATACGGTCTCAAAGGGGTGAACGGACTCAAAGAGAGACTGACGTGTGGGGACAGGACGAAGGTTCGCCTCGATCTCCGTATCGCGAGGAGGTGTGGGCAGGATGAGAGACTTGTCTTCGGGAACACCCAGAATCCGCCATTCCTTGAAGGGAGCCTTGGGTGCAAAGATCGGAGCCAGATACTCGGGAACGGACAGCCACTCCTCGCGAGAGACATCCCGACCTTCAACACCCGTATCAAACCGAATCTGGGTGAGATAGACCTTAAAGGGTTCAGCCTTGATCGATGGCTTACCCAGAGAGAGGCGATAAAACAACTCCATCCACCGCTTCGGGTTCGTCGAGTAGTACTCGGCCGGGAACTCCTGCTGAATCTCGATGAAGAGCCGATCAGGATGAGTGTCCTTGGCTAGGGCAACGTTTTGCCGTACCGTTTCAATTGTGTCATCCGCAAAGAACGACAGAATTGTTGATGTCCCCTCGAGGGGTATTTCCATTATAGTGTAGTGTGGAATTATCCGAGTGGGCTGTCCGTAATCATCATACCGCAATAGGGCGTGGGATTCGAGGCATAGCTGACTTGCTGGTAAATACCAACCTTGACGGCATCGTGCAGAATACGACGGAAGTTGTTCCAGAACTCGGGTGTGTGTCCAATCGTCTCGGTCATCAGATGAGCCATCTCGTGAAGCATAACAAACATGATCGTATTGATCTCAATCAGGGGATACTCGGGGTCCTTGGTCTTGTCGCGGAGACAGACCACGATCTTCTGTCCCTTGTTCTCGGAATACGAGGTGTCGGGCGAGGTCATATCATTCTCAATGAAGACATCCGGCTGATAACGAGCTAAAAAACGAGCAACCGGAGGATCAGCAGCGAGAGCGGGGTCGTTCTTATAGTACTCGTACAGCTTAGTCAGATTCGCCCGAATGATAACCATGTGTTCTACGGCGGTCTCCTTATTGGGGAGGTTTTGAATATCATAGGTGTGACCGTCGGATCCCTGGATAGACACTGTATTGCGAGGACCCCCTAGGAGAGCGTAGGCGGCTAGGGCGGTGATACCGACCGCTGCAACGACCGGCAACATTGTTCTACGCTAAGAAGTTTAAGCCGCCAGTCCCTCCAGCGAGCGGGAGTTCTTGAACGGGTCAGGGTCAATCGTCGTGTTCAGGAAGGGACCGACCTTGCCCTGGGGGTTCGGCACCTCCGAGCGGATATCGTACGTCGGGTTACGGTTCGTCTGCGCGATGCCGATGACGTTGATGTTCGAGTGGTAACCCGCCTGCAGGAAGTTCTGTCCCTTCAGGTCCTCGGAGCCCACCGGGTTCACGGCTGCGAAGGAGGCACCGATCTTGCCGTTCGGCAGAAGCTCCGACGCATTCAGTGTCGTCTCCTGGTACGTCTGCTGAGACGCCGGCGTACGGCCCTGAATCGAGCCCGACGAGGCCGCGTTACCTCCCAGTCCGTGAGGCAGGCCCATCAGGGGACCCGCATCGGACAGAGGCGCCGTAGACGAGCCACCGCCCAGCTCCTCGGCGCGGTCCATCACGGCACCCTTTCCGGCCGAGTAGGACGTAAAAAGTGTGTAGATGACGACGACACCCACGAGAACAAGTCCCAGACGAATGAGCTTCGGTTGCGAAAGCTTCATGTTTATACTGAGTGAAAGACAAATTTCATGCTCCCGATCATTCAAGACATTTTAGATACCCTTAAGTCGGCGGAGGTTCAGTCGTCGCTCGAAGACAACATTCTGCGACCCCTCCTCTCTCGAATCTTACATATTCTCTACCCATACATCTTCGGGGTCATGCTCGTGTGGCTGATGATGTTTCTGTGTCTGGCTCTGATTCTCCTCATTCTTGTCCGAGGTAGCCTCGCCGACATTCTCAGGAAATAGGAGGCTGACCAGCTCGCCTCGCTTAAGAGTCCAGAAGCCCTTAATCTTTCGCTTCTTAGCCTCCTCGCGAAGCTCGTGAATGGTCATCTTGTCGATCTTGTAAGACGTGGGGAGGCTCTCCATCTCCAGGAGCTCGATAAGCTGAGCTCGCTTCATGATATAGTATTGCTTGATGCGCAGGGTCTTGGCGTGCTTCTTAAGGTCGACGAGAGAGAGCTCAGAATAGTTGACGGACATTGTATCAGTGCGTTCGGCTTCCTTTGGCGAAACTGAATCCATTTTTGAGGTTGCGCATTTTCTCCACCATGTTAATAATGAAGCGTACCGTTGCCATCCTGGCCTTTTTTGTCGCCGCCGTCCTTGCCGGACTCTTTGTCAACAACACCCTCCTGTCTGCCTCGCCTGCTACCAAGGAGAAGTTCATCCAGCAGGAGAAGGGTATGCCCATCGCTGACGCTGCTGTCTCGGGCTTCGGCGAGAACGGTCCTCTCCTGGGAAGCTCGCCGGCTACGGTCCTTGCCCAGCCGTACGAGACGGCCAATGACAACGAGCTTTACCAGTTCGAGCACAACAAGGTCGGTGCTGAGTGCTGCCCGAGCCCGTTCTCGGGTGACCTGGGATGCATCTGCCTGACGGAGGCCCAGCGCAAGGAGTTCGCCTCTCGTGGAGGCAACCGCTCTGCGTAGAATAGGCTTACAAACTGAATCTAGATAAAAGCATATACCATGGAGCAACTCCGTAAGCTCATCCAACATTGCAAGGAGACGAATCCTGAGATTCGCTTTCCCAAGGCTTCTGAGGAGCTGATCGTTCACCTCGAGAACGTTCTGCTTCCCCATCTGATGCGTATCATCAAGCGCGACAACACTCTGTTTGAGGGTGATGAGCGTGTGGTCCTGTTTCCTGAGGTTCCCTTTACCTGGAAGGGTACGGATGAAGGCTGGCGCGCTCTCCATGTCGCTCTGCTCTACGCGGTTCTCCACGGTGACCCGAAGGAGAAGTTCGGCAAGATCATCGAGCAGATCAAGACCATGATTCCCGGTGGTCAGTCGGATCAGATCATGGGTATTCTGGAGGACAAGGAGAACCAGGACTCGCTGAAGGAGATGCTGGATCTGGTGATGAACACCCGCCTGGCTAGTGTCGTGGGTGATCTGATTCAGACCCTGGGCCCCGATACGGATCTGGGCATTAATTTTGAGGATCCGAATGAGCTGATTCGTCTCATGCAGAATCCTGGCGACAACGAGGCCATCAAGGAGCTGATGGATCGCGCTCAGCTTCTTCTCAAGGAGCGCATTCAGACGGGCAAGATTGATCAGCGCGAACTGATTCGCGAGGTCGAGATGCTTCGTGCGAAGATGACCTCGAAGTTCGGCAAGTACATGAACCAGGTAGTGGTTGGAGCTCGTGAGCAACCGGCCACGGGCAACACGGCCGACCAGATTATGTCGAACTCGCCTGAGGCCCGTCGTGCTCGCATGGTTGCGCGTCTACAGAGAAAGCTTGCCGAAAAGTCTCGCAAGTGATTACAAGAGAGATGTCCGCAGAGACTTTTTGGTTTTCGGATCCTAGCGTCCTGTTCAGTCAGAACAACTGGTACAAGTTTGTGCCCACGGCAACCATGTCGGTTCCGGAATCCCTGAACGCGGTTGTGCGTTTTTCGTCCTACCTGTCCGTCTTGCTGTTTCTAGCTTCCATGAATCCTCTCTACATGCTGATGGTTCCGCTGGTCATGGTCGCCACGGTGCTCCTCAATGGAATCTTCCCTCAGGCCAGCAAGATCAAGGAGTCGTTCAGCCGTGGACTGGTGGTGTCGAAGTACGTGGGTGATAAGACGACGCGCCCCACCGACGATAACCCGTTCATGAACCCGTCTCTTGCGGATATTCTGGACAAGCCCAACGCGCCTCCCGCCGATGATGCAACCAAGAAGGACGTGCGCGACGAGGTCAACAAGGCCTTCGCCAAGACATCGAACATCTACATGGATACCACGGACGTGTTCGATATGGTTCAGTCGCAACGTAACTTTTATACTGTGATGACCGATGATCATGCAGGGTTTCTGAAGTTTCTGGGTAAGAATGCTCGCACGGACAAGCTTCTAAATGAAGGATATGTAGCTGCGAAGGGTACGGTGCCGGAGCTTCCGTCCGCCCAGAGTGTTGAGAACCCGACGACTGGCACCTATGCGTCGACGTGAGCCACCCTTCTTCACAGGAACCTCAAGCTCCTTGAGAATCTCATCTCCTGTCTCCTTCTGACCTGAGATCTCCTTTCCCTTGTAGGTCATCGTCGGAAAGCCCGTCACTCCTGACGACTCAGGTGTCGCGGAAGATTCGATCTCCACTGTACGGACACCAGCCTTCTTCTTCGCCTCCTCCCACGCCTTACGATTTGCCTCGCAGTGAGGGCAACCATCCATGTAAAATAACACGAGAACAGGCTGTTTGAGAATCTTCTCAGCATCCTTCTTTCGGTCAGCACCACGAATAACCGTGGAGGACATTTATGTAGAGAGTTAGAAAATGGCGTCCCTCGAGGATTTGAAGAAGCACGAGAATCTCGGTCCGACGGTTCCTGTGACTCCGCACTACACCGATTATACGCAGAGCCTCGAGAAGAACACGGCTCCTGGTGGGGTAATTACGACACCGACGGGTTTCCTCGAGTTCAAGCCTCGTGATTCGGCGACACAGGCGCGGTACGATGCTATGCAGGATCAGTGGGAGGGTGTCAAGCCGTCGGAAGCGGCGATTGCCAAGGGAACCTACCTTCCGGATTACGCAGCCGATGCCAAGGAACGCGGAGCAAAGAACACTACGATTCCTAAGCTTGATATGTCGGGTGACACGCCTGCCAAACCCAAGAGTTGGTGGTTTCTTTCCTAGAGAAACACAATGGATAGCAGACTAGGGATGCTAGTTGCCTTGCTTCTCTTGGCACTCTACCTCCTTGTCTTAGGCACCCACGAGTGCTTTGTGGACACAGAGTTTACGAACGTCACCCGCCCTGACCTAAATAACGGAGCCTGGAAGAGCAAGATTGATGCTCAGGCCCCGATTGGGGGAGATGATGAAGCGTACATCAAGTCTCTGCAGGCGTTCTATGACAACGTTTACGTTCCTTCTCCGACCAAGCCAACCACAAAGGATGTGGAGAGCTTCTTAGCGGGTCCGAATGTCGCTGGAAAGCCCATCGATACAGAGGCCATGCGTCTTATTCTTGTGGATGCCTTTCACATTGAATCGACACAGACCTCAGCCGAAAAGGAAAAGGCCCAGATTAAGTTTGATATTGACGCTGCAGCCTTGGAACCCCAGAACGGACGAGATGAGGTTCGTGTTCGTAGCGAGGCCAACTACTTTCCGGCCGATCCTGTCTTTGGAAAGTTACCCGAGGGCAACTATGCGCCTGTGAACCAGCAAGCGAAACCCCGCCATCCTGGATTTAAGGACTACAAGACGGCGGGTCGGACCTCTGTCTTGTTTTATGACGTGTGCACCGACAGCAAGAAACCTGGGTGTGAACAGAATGTTTTGTAGTAATAATGAAGCGGACGTTGATCTACGTCGCTATTATCGCCCTTCTTGTGGCGGCGGCTTATCTGATGCGCGAGAGGTACGATAATTATGCAGCAGCCCTGAATGATGTGGGCCAGACAGCAGGATACACAAATCTGAATTCTCCTCCGGGAACTCAGAACACGGGAATCGGTAACGCCTTTGCTGGAGACACACCCCAACAACAGGCAGCAGCAGCGGCAGCAGCAACCACGGGTGGAGCACCTATCGGAAGCATGGGAACAACGGCCTCAGGAGCGACCACAGGGAACACCACTGGTGGATCGACAACGAATCGTCAACCGACCTCGGGTGGCAGCGCAGGAACTTCTGGAGGTGCCTTTGGGGATTCTCAGACTGTAGCGGGTGTCCCGGGTAACAACGTGTTCGGTCCTGCCTTCGTTGGAGTCGGTGCTAACGCGGACGACGGAAGCCTCCACGGTCCCGTTCCTTACCCGTACTTATACGGTCCTAAGCCCGACTCGTCGGCGTTCGTTGATGGTGCCGGAATTGTCCAACCGTCTCAGGCAGCCACTCTGAAGGATAGCGGGGCGCTTCCTTCATCCAAGGGCACGGGTTCGGACAAGAACAGCCAGTACTTTGGTGCCTCTCGGGTTCCTGGAGATAAGGATATCGTGCCCAACCCTTACGGTACAAACACAGCCTTCTCTCCGAGCTCGGGATCGTCTAAAACGGAACCACTTCCGTACCTCACTGACTTCTCAGCGTTCGGTAAGTAATCACAATGTCGGTCCTACATACTAAGATGAAGTCCTTTGGGCTTCGCAACACCCGAGGAAGCTGTTGGGTGAATGCAGCTCTTCAATCTATCTACCGAATTCCCGATCTGCAAGCGCGGTTCGAGAAAGAGGAATCTGACAGCTCCAATGTCGTCGAAACCTGTTTGAATGAGATCTGGGCCTCGTCTGGCGAGGAGGGTCTGCGCTCTCTGTATGAATGTATCAAGACCTCTCCCGCTATGCCCGCAGGTGAGAACATCGGTGACTCACATGAGCTCCTCGAGTTTCTCTGCAACAAGGTTCCCTTTCTGGATAAGCTCTTCCGTTTCAAGGTGGCCAATGTCGTAAAGTGCAAGAACTGTGATTACGTGGATAGCCATCGGGATTCCATGATTGAATTCCCGATCGTTCCGTCTCGTCCTAAGCAGTCAGTGTCTGAGACCATTGTCGAGGCTGCCAGCCCCTTTGATATTGCTGACTGGTCGTGTGAGAAGTGCTCCAAGAAGGGATGCACCAAGCAGTTTCTTCTGGCTAGCTTCCCCCAGGTTCTGACCTTTCATGTCACCTCCATTGACACAAGCGTCACCTACTCAAGCATCCTAGTTCTCAATGGCATGACCTACGCCCTCTTTGCCGTCGTCTGCTACGATGGAGGTCACTGGTGGACCTATGGTCGTGATCTGCCACCAGGTAAACCCTGGGTCGTCTACAATGACCTACAAGTCCGTAGCCATGGCCCCCAACAGTTCCCTCTACACGACAACATGAGATTGCTAATGTATTATCGCTTGAGTTAGTAAGAAGGCATGGCGTCCCTGGAAGTGAAACTCGCAATCGCCGCTGGGTTTATGGGTATTCTTACCCTCTTTGTTCTTTTTTCTACTGGTTCCGTGGTTGCCGTAGCCTGCCTGTGGATAGTCTTTGGCATCATCCTTGTGGTGCTCTCCTACTACGGGTTCATCAACCTTGATGATATGATGAAGCCTGCGACGCCGTCTCCGACCCCTGCGCCGACACCTGCCCCAGCGCCGACGTCCACACCGACGACCGCGACTGGTCCGAAGGTCGGCAGTGAGGTCTTCCACGTTTTCCAGAATCAGTTCACCTACAATGATGCCCCTGCCGTGTGTGCAGCCTATGACTCTGAGCTGGCAACCCTCGAACAGATCATTGATGCCTACAACCACGGAGCGGAGTGGTGTGGTTACGGATGGTCGGCAGGTGGCTTTGCCCTGTATCCCACGCAGAAGGCGACCTGGGAGAGGCTTCAGGGTGAGGTCGATCAGACCAAGCGCACAGCCTGTGGTCGCCCGGGAGTGAACGGTGGCTACTTCGATCCTACGACTAAGTTCGGCGTCAACTGCTACGGCTTCAAGCCCAAGGGTAATGTGAAGCTCCCTCTTCCTCCTCCGGGCACAGACCCGACAGCCTTTGCGAACGCCGTGGCGGGATTCAAGAAGATGCTGAATTCGTTCAAGGTCGATCCTTACTCTCGCGTCGAGTGGTCGGGATACGATAGCACTTTGATTGGGTACGGCAAGCAGTTCACGCAGAACTACGGCGGTCTGGTGGGTCCTACGGGTGCCACGGGAACCTCCGGCACGATACAGGAGAACTTCGGAGAGTCTGATCCTAACTATACGGAAGCGCCGACGATGTCGAGTGCGTACTCGGCGGGTCCCTATGGTCTGCGCGGTGATTTCGGTCCTACGGGAGCCCCTGGAACACCTGGAGCACCCGGACCGACAGGACCGGCTAGCACGATTCCTGGACCCATTGGGTCTCCTGGAGCGCAGGGACCTCCTGGTGCGCCTGGTGCGCCTGGTGCCGCGAGCACTGTTCCTGGACCGGCTGGACCTATAGGACCCGCAGGACCTGTTGGCCCGAAGGGTGATAAGGGAGATGCAGGAGAGCCCGGACCTGACTGGGGATCGTATGGTCAGGGAGCAGCGCTTGTACCCGCAATCATACAAGATCATGCGACTGTTCAGGCTCTACTGGCGATGCAAAACCAGACCAGTGATTCGTTGGGACGGATATCTACGAATCTCGGAGACCGACTGACGACTGTTGAGCACGTTGTTGGTGTCTAAAACACAGTGTACTTGTTGATCACCCGAGCCAGTGAGGGGATCTTACCCACGCCACGACCGTACGACAGATCACCACCAATATAGCACAGATACGGCATACCAGGGATAGCATTCGGCTTGTCTTTCGGGCACTGCGAGTAGCACAGACCCGTGTTCTTATCGGGCTTGTCATCCGGGCAAATACCTCCATGATTCAGACGACCGACCAAGCGACCACCCACAATGGGATCGCAGTGAGTGTGGCAGAACCCACCATCACTGGAGTTCCAGTTTCCATCGCAGTGAGTGTTGCATCCACCGCCCGTGATAGGCTCGCGACAGATCAGACCCTCCGTGAACCATCCGACACTGCTCGGGAGGTCTTCGATATGGTGGGCCCTGCGCTCGGGGTTATTGCACGGCTCGAGCAGAATGGGCACACCAATACCACGATTATAGGAGTCTACCCAGCACACAGGTCCTACTCCGTGGTATCCGTTACGGCACCGTTGGTAGCAAAGACCTGCATCAAGTTCCTGTCCAGGAGGACAGCTGTTCGGTGTCCAGGTCACGACCTCCTGACCTCCCACAACGCTTGGTAGGTAGATATCGGGGATGAAGAAGTTCTCTCGAAGGAAGCCACGAAGATACTGAAATAAGAAGATGGCCACGATGGCTGCGATCAGGATCTCATACATTATTTTCACATCAGATTTTAAGATGAATAATGCTCTCGATCCTCGTCAACCCGTAGACACACTTCGAACTGTTCCCAAGGAGTTCCGTCGCTCGGAGATGAAGTCGGCGGTGGACATTCCGGATCCCAGTCGTGAGCGAAACTATGCTTTCCAATGGATGCTCTACAAACCCCAACAGCACGCGGTTCGGCCCTTTCCGACGGATGAGCAAACACGTCTTAGCAACTATAATTCTTTGTCTCAGTGATTACAAATGGAAGTCGCTATGTTAGTCGGCTTAGCCGCGCTGGGTTATGCGCTGTCGACTCAGCCTGTGGCCAACATGGAAGCACCTGAACGCAAGAAGGACCCGAAGGAGACCTTCGTGAATCCCGAGACGACGAGCGTTGCCACGGACAATGTCACGATCATTCAGTCTGCCACGGGGCACAACAACATGGTTCCCTTCTTTGGTGCTCGGGTGACTCAGTCGATGTATTCAGGTGCTACGGATGGAACGCTGGACCTGTACACGGGCAAGGGCAAGGATACCTTCTACCACAAGGAGGAAGCGCCGGCCTTCTTTGCTCCTGAGTCAGGGACGGGCAATCCTTGGAAGGCCCAGGTGGAGACGGACTTCGAGCAGTCTCGCCAGGTGACCAGCTTGGCGACCAAGAACGTCTTCCCGATTGAGAAGGTGTACGTCGGACCGGGTGTGAACGATGGGTACACGAACCTGCCTTCTGGCGGATACCAGCAGGATTCGGCTCGCGAGTACGCCCTGCCTAAGACGACGGACGAGCTCCGTGTGATTGGCAAGGAGAAGGTCACCTTCTCGAGCGAGCCGACGCCAGGTGCTCACTTCATCACGGACATGGGTATTCAGGCGCCCGTCAAGAAGAACCGCCCCGATCGCTTCCAGGTGCTCACGGGCAAGGATGGCTCGCTGGACCGTGTCAACACGGCCGTGGGTCAGCAGAAGGGCAATGCGATCTACCCCGAGGAGATCATGAAGCTCCAGAATCGCGAGTCCACCTCCGCCGAGTTCATCGGTGGACCTCAGCTCGCCAACACCTACCTCTCGTACATTCGGTCCTTCACCGAGCCCTTCCAGGAGTTCATGAAGCTCACCGTCGAGGGACGCCCGCCTCCCGCTGGACCCGTGGGTGGTGCCGCTCTCCAGGGTGGTCCTCAGTCATACAACGTCATGACTCACCGCGACGAGAACATGCTCCAGAACGTGCGTGGCTTCGAGACGCCGATGTTGACTCTGGGTGGTCAGGCTCCTCAGGCCTCCCAGCAGGGATCTCAGCGGTACACGGAGCCTCTTCAGCAGGATGTGTATGCTCGGGATGTGGGCATGCCGGGTCTGCTGGATGCCTTCAAGTCGAACCCGTATACAAAGAGCCTCCAGTCTGTAGCGTAATGGCCGACTACGAACTCTTGCGATATTCAGACACAGTTCTGACTATCTGCACCAAGGGTTGGTCTCGTCGCCAACTCCATGATCTACAGCGCCAGGTCATGCTCTACCCTAAAAAAATCGTCGTCTGCTCCTGTGTCACAAATCCCTGGATTCGAGAGACTCTGGCGTTTCTTGGAGCACAATGGAGTCCTGCGAAGGAACAATGTTTAGTCTCGTCGACTCCAACGTCATGAGCCAGGTTGAGAACAGCTTGCTCGTTCGCAGACATCAGTTTATTCAAGCCACCTCGTGGATGATGAATCTCATCATTCTTGCGGTTGTCGTTATCGGATTTGGAAGCTTTTTGTACGTTCAATACACCTCTACGGCCGCCGAAGATGCGGTAGAGAAGCACATCCCCTTTGAACCCATTCCGTGGTTGTCCGCAACACGAAATGTTCGCATGGAAGAGTATGGACGTCAGCTCAAGCCTTACGAAGCTCAAGCTGGAAATGGTGTACCGGGACCTTTCGACGGATTCAGCAGCGCAGATGTTCGATGAGCTCGTTCGTCCGAAGGTTCCGGAGACAGTCGAAGAGCCGTCTGAGGTTCCCGTCACGGTTGTTGCAAAACCAAAGAAGAAAAAGGTAGTTAAAGCCGTCTTACCCAAATCTTAGGTAAGTAGTAATGAGTGGTCTCACCCCCACCGTGACCGCAACACTCACGGCGGACGGTTCACCGGTCACAACCGTTGTCTCAAATCCGAATACCAATGTTGGATACACATTCACTGGAGGCGATCTCACAGGTTCACCTGCGATCGGATATTCGATGGCGTTGTCAAATATTAATGGGAATCTGTGTACTATCACTCAGGACCCATTCACAGTACTTATTCCTGCTGGCATCCCTGATCCGTTTCTAGGAACTGGAGTGACCAGTACGCAATACTACAGTCAGTGTATTCCGGGCAGTCAAACAAGCTGGTACGTGCAGTTTTCATTTGATACAGCAACGATCACGGCCGCACAGGCTCAGGAGCCAGGCCCTGGTGTTTCGTTTCCGTTCTTTCTCGGAACTACGGATTTTTACATCACAAGTCTTGCCTCGGATGGGACGACGTTTTCATGCGATTACGCACGATCAGGTCGCCCACAGCCAGCAGCCTCTCTGGCCGAAAGCTCGATTGTGACGGTTCGCTTTCAATTTGTGAATGGCTCCAAGAGCGTGATTATCAACAACGTAACCCTCTCAACCGTAAGTGTCTCGGGCAACACAACGCCCCAACATGTTGTTTTCTTGTCAGGAGGATGGGGGTTTACGACACCGCCCTACCTTCCAGGCTTTGGTAATCCTGATCTAACTCTTACCGGTATTGTCATAGGCTTACCACCCGTCACCTTCACACCAACTCTTCAATATCTGAACAGCTCAAGCGAACTTCTGCCCTATCTGTCGAACGTCTCGGGCTCTGTCGTTCGCTTTACGACTCCGGGTGCTCTTGTGAATACGGGTAGCAATCCATCGACGATTGTGATCGACCAAGTGTATTCGAATACAGTGCAGGCAACAGCCTCATACGTTATCACACAGACGGGAACTGTGGCTGATCCGTACATTGTTACAACGCCTGTATTCCCGTCCTCTATTCGTATACGCCAGCTTGTCCCCTTTTCGTACTCCTTTTCCACGACCAACTACTATGCTCAACCCGATTCTGTTCAAACCTACACAAGCATCGGAACAACTCCAGTCACGATCACGGGCACAGACAATGCTGTTTTTAGTATTCCCGCTGGATTCACGGATGCTCAGGTTTTGGGTGATCGTAAGTACAACATCAACTATCTCTACGCGAACAACATTCAGCTCTCAATTGATGTCCCCTTTCTGACAAGCCCAGTTGATCTAGCACAATTTGGCCTTACTGGAGGATTCCCTATTATAGCTACCGTAACAGGTGGCGGATCCGGTTCGAACACGGTAACACTGGGGTCAAGTGTGACATACACAAGTGCACGGACTCTGAAGTTTGTGGTTGTTAAAACGGTGCTTCCAGCTCCTCCCGGCCTTCTTACGTTCAATCTGTACGTGGTGAATAGCGGAGGTACATCCAACTTCCTTTACCAGGTTCCCCCTGCACCACCCTTTGCGTCCTATTCATTTACGATGACTATCCAAAACCCCTCGGGATACGCAGGAGGAAGTCTTACGGGGGGCTTTAACGGTCCGTCAAACAAACAGGTGTATCCTGGAGCACCCTTGCCCTTGGTTCTTGATGCCTTTGCTTCAGGAACCTCGCTTCTTACAAACTATACCTACGGACAATACACGCAGACCTTGCTCGTCTCCTCAACCTTGGGATTTACATCACTAACCGTGGTGCCCCTCTTATGGAAGGTCAATGCCATCTTTGCAAACACAACCATCGTCAGCGTCCAATCCTTGCTAACGGTCTTACAGGGTCAGATCATTCCAACTCCAGATATCACAACTGCATCCTTGCAGACCTATATCTACACTCCCTTTTCGTATGTCTTTGCGCTGTCCAATGTCCCCAGTGCAACCCTTATTTCGTACAACTCGGATCCCTCGATTCGTCCTTACATCACCTCAAACTATAACTCAACTGTTCTGACCTTTTCCTCGACGGTAGGATTTGTCGCTCCTGTCACTAACGGTCTCCTCTTAATTCAAGCGGTTGGAACAGACGGAGGAGTTCTGGCAGAAGCTAACCTCTTTGTGACCGCTTCCGGTAATGTCATCACGTCGACTCCTGCGTTCACGGGAAATATCACTCTTTACAAGTACGAACCCTTCTCGTACGTCTACGGTATTGTTCCGGGTGTGGTTGGCCTGACTCTCAGTGCAGGTGCCTCATCAGCCGAGGTTCGAACGTTTACCACGAGCCCGTCCAACAAGCTAACCTTGACCTACGGTGGAACATACCAAACAAGCTATGCGAATATCGTCAACTTGATTGTAACCGCTCTGAACGGATCAAATGTGACAGCCACCTATCTCAGTAACGCGGTCACGGTCAACCCCGGTCGGTTTTACAATCCCACGAGTAACGTGTTTTCGTTCTACCAGTACGAGGATGTTGCTGTGACGTACGGTAGCAATATTGCCTTTGATACAGCAGCGTCTCTGGATAATCCTCCTGGAGCAACACCGAGCCTGCCAACGGGTCTGTACTTTGCCAGTGTTGCGGGTTCGTCGAACAACTTTGTGCTCAAGGGAGTCCCTCAGTTCCAAACGCCCTCAAATCAGTATCTTATTCTGGGAGTGAATAGCGTGACAAATCAAACTGTTACCTCAAAAATCACGGCTGTTGTCAATCCGGCACGCATTAAAATCACGCCCGCATCGTTGGCAGTCTCGGGTATGCAGATTGGGGTTCCAATTCAGCCTGTGACATTTACGTCGATTCAACCCTCGGCCCTGACGATTCTGAACTTTCAATACGGCTGGGACACTCTGCCCGACGGACTGGTCTTTCAGGATCTGAACGGAGCTACGGTCACGCAACCGTTTTACCCGCCCGACGCAAATCTGAGCATCGTCTTAGCAGGAACACCTACCTCAAATGCAGCCTATGCACTGGCTAATTCTGGATCCTCCGCGTACTCGATCAAACTCTATGCCTTTCAGTACCAACCCAAGGGAGTTAAGACCAACCAGATTGCCGTCCTGACCTTTGCCTTTGGTGAAACCGTGCTGTTCGATAGTTTTGTCGTTCCTAAGCTCTATGCAACCCAGCCTCTTACTCGGACCAGCCTGGTCTTACGCGCCCAGTCGTACTTTCCAACTCAAGATCCTATTACCTCTATTACAGCCCCATCTCTCCCCGATGGGTTGTCAATCGTCAACACGCTGACCGGGATTCCAAACTATGTGAATGGATTCGATTATGCAGCTGGTATCTTTGTCTTTGGAACACCAACAACTGTTTCATCGGGAATCTATCCTATCACCGCAACAAGTCTGAACGGCTACACACGGGTTCTTAATCTCTCAATTCCGATCTTACCCGATGTCGTGAGCTTCACCAGCGTGACACCTCCTTCTGCTGTCTTCATTGTCTCTCGACCGATCTCACTCGACTACAGTCTTGTGTTCACGGCTGTTTCTGTGATTCTTGGACAGACGATCACGTACAGCACCTCTTTTGATCTGACACAGTACGGTCTTGCGCTGACCGTTTCGAATGGTAGTGCGACAATTACAGGCATACCAACACAACCGCTCTCGGAAACGACCTTGATTATCACAGCCACAGACACTCTGGGAACCTTTGCAACGGTACCTATTCAACTAACGATTAACGCTGATCAGTTTACTTTCAACTCTCCTGTTCTCAACTTTATTCAACATGTTCCGATCACGCCCGTTCAGTTTTCAGCCACGACTACAAGTCAGCGTCAGGTCATCTCCTTTTCTTCGACTGATCTTCCACCTGGTTTATCCTTATCGACCCGGGGCAGGCTAACAGGAACTCCATCGAACAGCACGAGTGGGAACTTTCATATTACGGCATCCACGGGGTATGCAGTGGGAGGCACAGGGAACTTTGTTTTCACTATGGTAGCCGATAACATCCTGACTCTACTAACGGCGAATCCATTGACGATACTCTCGTCAACCTTCTCCATTGATGCCTTCCGCTCGTTTACCTACTCTGGAAATACGGCAAGCGTGGCTGTTGATCAGACCTCGATCAAGGACAAAAATGGGAGTAGTGCAACCTCTCGTGTTTCCTTGTCTGTTGCCGGAACCTATCTCAATGGAACCTTTGTCGCGGGTGCACAGGCCTATTCTCCTTTCTCATTCAATGTTATCGCCACGTACCTCAACACGACAGCGACCCTGTCTCTTACCCTCTACTACAACGGAACCACCGGTAGTCTGACAACGAACATTTCTGCCGGACCTCTGAAGTTTACAAGGCCAAGCTCGAAGGTCTACCTCTTTTACCAACACTGTCCTGTTCCGCCCATCACGTTTAGCATCTCGGGAGCATCAGGGTTCACGTACTTTTATACGGTCGCGGGTAATCTACCCGTTGGTCTTGCCTTTACGCCGGATCCGTCGGGGACCTTTGCGACACTCTCGGGAACACCCGCACTCTTCAACGATGGTCTGCAAAGTCTGACTGTCTATGCAGTGTATGACGAGTACATCACCTTCGAAACAATCCAGATTCGGGTGATTACGCCTTTCTTCGTCAACCCTCAGGATAATGGGTCCTCGGCATACACCTCTATCTTACGGAATCAGACTGTCGTTAACGCTGCCCAGAACGCTCGAGACAGTATCGTCTTTCCAACCACGGATGCCTCGCTGGGATTCCTTCAATCTCCGGGTGCTCCTGACGTGAAGTCACCACCTATACCTTGCATCGAACCGAAACGCAAGTAAAAAATATATAGATGTGCCGTTGTTGTCGTTTGTTTTTTGACTGTATTTAGGCCTCGGGCACCTTGAGGTCCTTGAAGAACGCCATCCCCACCACGCCGACCTTCTTGTCGACCGTCTCGCCGCTAGGCATCGTCGTCTCCTCGTAGACCGTACCGTTGGAAGAGACGTAGTACTCCTTGCCCTTGTACTCGACTGCAACACAGTTCTCGTCAACCGTCACCGGGGCCTCGGGAGCAACCTCCTCCTTGGGAAGGTTCTTGATGAAGTCCGCCATGTGATCCTCCATCTTCTTGGCGTCGAACTCATCAGGGCTCAGAGCGTTCATCGCATCGACGAACGTCTGCTTGAGCGCCTCCTCCGCGGCGCCAGCTGCCTTCTTGAACAGCTTGACCTGCGTCGGATTCAGCTTCGTCATGTTGAGAACGGGCTTCGGCTTAGCCTTCTCGGCCTCCTTAGCGGCCTTGGCTGCCTCCTTCTCAGCCTTGGCCTTCTCCTTCTCGGCCTTGATGCGCTCCTTCTCGGCCTTGGCCGCCTCCTTTGCGGCCTTCTCGGCTGCCTTCTCCTCCTTCGTCAGCTTGGGCTTGGGAGCAGGAGCCGCAGGAGCCGCAGGAGCCTCGGAGACCTCGGCAGGAGGCTCGACGTACCCCTCAGGCTCGCCATTGCCTGGCTCGACCTCCTCGTTGTCGAGGAGCTTGAACAGATCGCGGCAGAAGAGGTCCGCGTCATCGTAACGCTTGTTAAGCTCATAGAGCTTGTGCACGGCAGTGGAAATGAGCTGCTTGAAAGAGGCCATTTTGATCATCGGTGTATCCAGTGTTTCCTGCCGAACGCAAATCCATTTTGGACGATCTTTACGATTACCCAAAATGGATTCAAAACCAACAAAAATCTCTCATCTCGTAATCAACGTACAAAATGCCTCGCAATCTCACGGGTGGCTCAGGCCACAAGTCTCAACGCAACTCCGAGGGCAACAAGGCCCGCAACAATCGTGTCAAGGGAGATCTTCTTCTGGACGATCTTGCCTCGGGATCCAACACACAGGGCGTCGATGTGGGACGGGTCATCAAGCGTCTCGGCTGTGGACGCATGGAAGTCATGTACTTC